GGCATATAGTCTGGATTACTGTAAGACACCTTTTGACAGCACTCTGCTGTTGTCCTCAGCCACGGAACTGACACGGCTGGGCACATACAAGACGCTGGAGCTGGCATACATCTTTCTGCAAAAAGAGGCTGAGGACGCTGACCCATTTGAGCGCCAGGCTGGCAATTTCCGCAAGATGTATACCAATGAGCTGAGTGAGGTGCTGGCGGCTGGTCTGAGCTATGACTGGGACCAGGGCGGTGATCTGGATTACACAGAGAAAAAGCTGCCTGTGACCCGGAGGTTGGCACGTGTCTGATGATTTTAGTGTTGAAGTCAAAGGCGCAACAGAACTGCACCTGAAATTGGGGGACATCGGGGATGCTCTGAAAAATACTGTTGTGCTTATGGGCCAGATCGGCGCCAGGCTTAACACCATGATCAAGGCACGCACACTGGAGGGCATAGATGCTGAGGGTGAAACCTTTGACCCATACAGCGAGCAGTATGAAATGTGGCGGGAGAAAGCAGGGTACCCCACCACTGATGTGGATCTGACCCTGACTGGCGGTATGATGGCAGCCATGACCTATGAGGCTGTCAATGGCAAAGTAACCTCGTTTTTTATGGACACAGTGGACAAGCGCAATCCAGATGTGCGTAATCCTGAAAAGGCCTTTTTCAATCAAGAGATGCGCAATTTTTTTTCCATAGGCGTAGATGAGATTGACGAAATTGAGGGCCTGGTGGCCGATTACATTAACGCTGAGCTGAGGAGTGATGCCCGTGGCACTAAATAGCAAACGGGAGCGGATACTGGTGGCCCTGGTAGCGGAGTTGGTAGATTTACCCTCTATCAAGACCGTGGACAGGATGCAGCCTGCTGGACTGAGCAGCCTAAAAGGCTATGCGGAAACCCAGCTGCCACTGGTGTGCGTTTGCGGACAGCTCCCCAGGCCGACTCAGAAAAGATCAACACACACTGGGCACACTATAGATAAAGTGACCAGTGTGCTGGGCATTAATCTGTTTGTGTATGCACTGGATAATGTGAACCCAGATAGTACTATCAGTAACCTGACTGATGACATATGGGCTAAGCTGCTGGCAGATGAAACCCATGGTTTCAAGTGGGTACTGGGCACAGATATTGCGCCCAATATCAACACTGCTGTGTGGAACCCATACTGTGCAGTAAACATGCAAGTTAATGTTGAATATCTACACGATAAAGGGGGTATATAGTCATGCCAAAACCACACAGCACAGAAAACTATACAGTGCTCAAAGGTATCTTCAGCATAGCAGCATTCTCTGGCGGAGTACCTGGCAATTATTCAGATATGGGAAACGTGGTCACCGCTGAGATTGAGCCCACAGTGGAGCGTCTGCCCCACTACAGCAACCGGAGCGGTTACCGGGTGAAAGATGCAAACCCGATAATCAGCACGGAATACATGCTGAGAATGTCCCTGGATGAGCTGGCGGCAATCAATCTGAGCCGTTTTCTCATGGGCACACTGACAGGCGGCGGTGACACCATTTACGCATTGCAGGCCATTGACATTGAGTATGCGGTGCGTTTCACTGAGGACAACCCCACGGGTCCAAACAAGATATGGGATCTGTGGAAACTGACACTGAGCCCTGCGGGGCCGCTCCAGCTGGTAGGTGACGGCACGGAGTGGGCTGTGATGGATTTGCAGGGTGAGGGACTGGCCGATACGCAAAATCACCCGGAAAGCCCATATGTGACCGTGGACTATAAGGCGGGTGAAACCAGCACCACTACTACCAGCACCACTACCACAACCACGACAACCACGAGCACCACGAGCACCACCACCACCAGCGCTTAATGGTGGGCACAGCGTGATGGGAAAAGGGACGTGTCTGGTTTGGCAGGTGGCATGGCAGGAGGCATCTGGCTATGCGCAAGCAAGGGACTGTGACCATTGATGATCGAAAACTGATTGTTAAAGAACTAACAGCACGGCACATCATTGACCTCACAACAGAGGGCGGACTGCTGGGCAGCCAGGAGGATGAGGGTGAGAATAACAACACCCTGAGCCTGGCTGCCATAGCAGACCACGCAAAACGGTTTTTGCCTCAATTCTTAGAGCTGGACGGCGTCACGGAGCCAGTCACAGTGGACTATCTGCTGGACCTGGCGCCCAGTGAGCTGCAAAGGGTTTACAAGGAATTCGAGGAGGTAAATGCCGTTTTTTTCGAGGTGGCCCGCAACGTGGGGCTGGGGCAGCTGCTGGAGAAGCTGAAACAGCAAGCGCAAGCGGAGTTTTTGAAACTGCTTGCCGACTTATAGAGGCGGGCCACGCTGGCGTGCTGGACTACGGTTACAGCTATTTCATCACTACGCTGAATGTGCACCTGAAAATCAAGCATGAGGATCAAAGGGACCGGGCAACCAGCTATCGCAATGCGCGGTTTTTGGATGACGCTGCCTGGAGGCGCTACATGCGCGGGGGATGAGCCATGGCTGTTACCACAGATATACTTGAAATAATTGTCAAGCTACGGGATACAGCAAGCCGTGGCGTGGGTAAACTGGGCAAGTCAATCACTGGTGTAAAAAGCCGAGTGGGCAAGCTGGCCAAGTCTTTCACAGGATTACGCGGAGCCATTGCAGGCCTGGTGGGCACAGCCGCCATAGCTTTACTGGCACGCAGTTTCATAAAAGCCGCAGACGCTGCTGAGGGGTATCGTGTGCGGCTTTCTGTGCTCTTAGGGTCACAAAAAGAGGCCAATGCCCTCTTTGATGACATGGCCGATTATGCCGCTGGTGTTTCCTTTCAATATAAAGAAGTAATGGGCACAGCCACATCACTGTCAGGTGTGATGGAAGGCGGCCGTGAGGAAATAAAGAAATGGATGCCTGTGCTTTCAGACCTCACCGCAGCATCTGGCCTCACTATGGAGGAGGCCAGCAGCAATTTCATACGCATGTATTCCGCAGGTGCAGCAGCAGCTGACTCATTCAGAGACAAAGGCATCCTGGCCATGCTGGGCTTCCAAGCTAAAACCCAGTATACCGCTGAGCAGACCAGGGCCATGCTGATGAAAGCCTGGGAGGACCCCACCAGTAAATTCCGGGGTGCAGCGGCTGAGCTGGCAAAGACCTGGTCAGGCCTGCTGAGCATGATGGGTGACAGGTGGTTTCAATTCCGGCTGAAAGTGATGGAGCAAGGCGGGCTGATTGACTATTTCAAGGCAGTGGTGACCACTTACCTGGAGTGGACTGATAAGCTGAAAAAAGAGGGCAAGCTGGATGAGTGGGCGCAGCGCATAGCTGACTCCGTCATTAGTATCTTTGAAAAGACCCTGCTGAGTGCGGCTGCCTTTTATGATGCAATCAGGCCTGTGCTGCATGCATTCAAAGTCGTGCTGGGCTCAGTCATAGACGTGTGGAAAAGCCTGCCTGACTGGCTCAAAACAGTGGGCATTGTGGTGGCCGTCCTGGGAGGGATCAAGGTGGCGGCGGCCGTGGCAGCGCTGTCACACCTCTATAACATGACCAAGAACATTGCCAAGGGCCTGGGCCTGATGTCAGCTGGTGTGCTCAGTTTCAAAGAATTCTCAGAGATGAATTTTGAGGAGCTGGATAAGTTTATCACTGACTTTGATGCCCAGCTGAAAGCAGCAGGGGAGGCAGCTGCGGACAGTGGTGAGGCGGCCATGGGTGATATTGAGGGAAAGGTGACGGCATTCCTGGCACGCCTGCATGAGATACGGGCACAGATGAAAGCGGAGCGTGCTGCGGCTGAGGCCGCTGATGAGGGCGGGCCACGACTTGTCGCGCCCAAAATAGACACCAAATTGCTGAAAGCACAATATAAAGCAGAGGCCTCCGCAATACTGGAGGAAAACAAGACCATGCTGGCTGCCCTGGACCTGCAATGGGCTGAGCACAAAGTGACCCTCATTGACTACTTTGCGGAGCGGGCCCGGCTGATTGAGGTGGCCTATGAGGCGCAAAAGGATGCGCTGGAAAAGCAGCTGGCCATGGAGGGCGGTGACCCGGCAAAGACTGAGGCAATAAAGGCAGCACTGTTTGCCCTGGAGCAGACGCATGCACGCACTATGATCCAATTACAGGGTGAGATAAACAGTGGTCTGGAAACGGAGGGTGCAAACCGGAAAGCCCTGGCTGACATTATGGCGGGCATTGATGAGCGGCTGCTGGCATCGAGGGCGGCCGGAGGAGGTCTGGCTGCGCAATTCGAGCAAGAGACACAGGGCCTCATGGCTCAGCAGCGTGAGGATATGCAGGCGCTGCTGGACCTGAAAAAGGACGGTGTGGATGTGGAGCTGGCCATGAATGCGGCCAAGAATAAGCACATTGAGGAGCAGGATGCACTGAGCACACAGCAGCGCAAACAGATATTCCAGACATATGCTGATTCAATACAGAACAGCCTGGGTGATATGACCAGCATGTTTTCTGAGTGGTACCAGGCCTCCGGGTCGAAAAGCAAAGAGATGTTTAATCTGTATAAGGCTGCCAGTATTGCTGAGACTATCATAGGCACCTACAGCTCAGCCCAAAAGGCCTATGACAGTATGGCCAAGATTCACCCGGCACTGGGCGCCGCAGCTGCGGCCGTGGCCATTGCCTCTGGTATGGCGCGTGTGGCACTGATCAGGCAGCAGCAAATGGCAGGAGGCGGCAAGGTGCTGGGCTGGAGCCCACATGCCAAGGCTGACAATATTCCCATTAATGCCACAGCAGGGGAATTCTTGCACCCTGTGAGCGCAGTCAAGCACTATGGGGTGCGGGCCATGGAGGCCATACGGCGCAAGCTGGTGCCTCGTG